ATCCTTGCTGTACTGACAACTCCACAGACAGAGATTCTATATGTAGGAAACAACGCAGCAGGCTCTTCAAGCTATCCGATGCGTGTTGGATACCTAGCCCTCTATGCAGCAACAGTGTCACCAACGATGGCTGATGCTATTTATGACACGTGGGTCGGAATGTCAGCTATTCAGATTGAAGAGCCAGATGTTGCAACCATTGAAGAGGGAGTATTTTCAGAAACGGGGGTTGCTTTCCGAGCATATACCTTTGACTGGGCTATCAATAGCGCAGGATAACCAATTAGTGGACAAAACTTGCCTCTAGAACGCAATTTTGACGCAAAACTTGCCTCAGTTTGCTCATAGGCAAGGATAAAGGTATAATTCATTTTATGAAGACTACACAAAAGCAGATTGTAGAAGAGGTCCCCTGGGGCGTTTACGTATGGGAAATGCCCGATGGCAAGTGGATTGGCGATGATGATGGTAATTTCCTCAACATTGCTGCCATGAAGGGTGACCGAAAGCGTATTCAGGAGTTGAAGGACACTGTACGCTCTTATGGTATTACCGAAGGTAAGCCATTCTATCTGTCTGGCCACAGGCAGGTAAATGATGAAGAATTTGAGGAGCAGAAGCGTCGAATGGCATTCGGACTTATTCCGGATGAGCTTGATGTCGCTGCTTGGAGAGAGGAACAGGCTAAGTAATGACACACAAGGTTGTATCTGCCGAAGATGAAGAGGCAAGAGAAATTGAAGTAAAGGTAGGGTCCATTGTCGAATACCGCTCTTCATCTGAGGAAGTAGATGTATTCTCTAAGTCCGTTAACGAGGTTCGTAAGATGGACGGACTCACTCCTGCCCTTAAGCGCGCAGCCACCCGCGAATTGCAGAAGTTCCAGCGTGGAACTGGTGGCGCAAAGACTAAGCGTGAAGAGCGAGACGAGATTACAGGATACAACCTGTTTGAAGTAGTCATGCCTCCATATAATCTAGACTATCTCGCAGCTCTCTATGAGAAGTCTAGTCCTCACGCTGCTGCCGTAAAGGCAAAGGTGAAGAATATCGCCGGGTTGGGATACCAGTTCGTAGAATCAGAAGCCACCAAGGAAAAGCTAGACGAGATTGAAGGAGACGAAGACAAGCTCAAGAAGCTACGTCGTAAGCTCTCCAAGGGTCGTCGTGAGCTTAATGATTGGATTGACTCCTGTAATGAAGAGGATGAATTCGATGAGACGCTTGGTAAGCTCTGGACTGATTACGAGACAACGGGAAATGCCTACCTAGAGGTTGGCCGAAAGAATACAGGCGAGATTGGCTACATTGGCCACATTCCATCAACTACTCTTCGTATTAGAAAGCAGCGAGATGGATTCGTCCAGATTATTTCCAACCGGGCGGTATTCTTCCGTAACTTCGGAGACGGAGAGACAACAGACCCAATTGGTCACGACCCCCGTCCTAACGAGATTATCCATTTGAAGAAGTATACACCTACTCATGGTTACTACGGTGTCCCAGACATCATCGCTGCCATGACTGCTGTATCAGGTAATGAGTTCTCTGCCCGCTTTAACCTTGACTACTTTGAGAACAAGGCTGTCCCACGTTATGTTATCGTAATTAAGGGCGGTAATCTTTCAGCAAGGTCAGAGCAGCAGATTCTAGAATTCTTCCAGGCTTCTTTGAAGGGTAAGAATCACCGAACCCTATACGTCCCTCTTCCAGCAGATGAAGAGGGCAAGAAGGTTTCATTCGAAATGAAGCCAGTAGAAACAGGAACTCAGGATTCTTCATTCAATAACTACCGTAAGGGTAACCTGAATGAAATCCTTATGGCACATGGTGTGCCTATCTCTAAGGTATCTCTAGGCGAAGGTGTATCACTTGCAGCCGCGCGAGATGCTGACAAGACATTCAAGGAGCAGGTCTGTCGTCCAGACCAACGTGTCCTTGAGAAGAAGTTGAACAAGATTGTCAAGGAATTGACTGACGTATTCGTTTTGAAGCTTAACGAGCTTTCACTTACTGACGAAGATACTCAGTCAAAGATTGATGAGCGATACCTACGTCTCGGAACATACCTACCAAATGAGGTACGTGCCCGTAAGGGAATGCCTGGAATTAAGGGCGGAGACAAGCCAGTGGAACTTAAGCCTCAGCAGGCGGCAGAGGCTAAGACGCAGGCTTCAGGTAACAGGAAGCGTGACCAGGAGCGTTCAGGAAACTCTACTGATTCACCTTCCTCAACAAATACAAGAAATCCACAGGGAGAAGGAAGACAGACCGCCTAACATAAAATGAAACTTCTTAGAAGGGCTTGGGAGAGTCTAGCATTTGCATTGTCTAGACCTATTAACAAGGTAGCCGCAGTAACTCTATCCGTATATACGTTTCTCTGGGGGTGCTGGATTGCCAACCCCTTCTGGAAGGTATTTGATGGCGCTGGAGTTTACGATTGGCTAGCGTCTGTAGGCAACGAGTACTTTTGGGGCGGATTGGCGATGACCGTAGGTGCAATTATGACCTACGGTGTCATCCGTTCCTCTGAAAATTCACTAACGATTGGAGCGTTTGTCGGCTTTATTCATTGGCTATTGATTTCAATGGGATATTTCGCGGGTGATTGGCAGAACACTGGAGCATTGTCAGCTATTACTATGGCTATCTTCTGTGCTGCTATCTATCTAAACCTTAGATTCCTACATTTCAGAGAAACACAGTCAGAGTAATTTGCCTTTTTAAAAGGCGGCTGATATATTGTAAACATGGAGATTAAGAAGGCTCAGTGGGCTTCTGACGGTGACAATGTTCGCCTTACGATGCCACTTTCTAAGGTTGATGAAGAGAACCGCCTGGTTTCAGGATGGGCTTCTCTCGACAACGCTGATAGCCAAGGGGACGTAGTTCTCAAGGAGGCTAACCAGCGTGCTTTCAGCCGTTTCCGTGGAAACATCCGTGAGATGCACCAGCCAATTGCTGTTGGACGCATGGTTGATTTCAAGGAAGACTCCTACTTCGACCAGAAGACACAGAAGTTCTATAACGGAATTTTCGTTACGGTCTTTGTGTCAAAGGGTGCACAGGATACTTGGGAGAAGGTTCTTGATGGAACGCTCCAGGGATTTTCTATCGGCGGAGCCATCATTGATGCTGAAACACAGTGGGTAAAGGACGCAGGTCGTTCAATCCGCTTTGTAAAGGACTATGAACTAGTCGAGCTAAGCTTGGTAGATTCTCCAGCAAATCAGCTTGCAAACGTATTCTCAATTACTAAGGCTGCCGATGGTAGTCAGGTAATGAAGGGAATGGTGGCAGACACTCGTTCCGAGAACGTTTTCTACTGTGAGCAGGATGGTATTGCTAAGACTTCCACCGATGAGTCAGAAACTTGCGGCAATTGCGGTAAGTCAATGGATAACATTGGATGGTTTGAATACGATGGTGATGACGAAAAGACTGAAAAGATGACTTCTCTCATTGCCAACCGTAATTCTTCTACTACGAGCGGTTCAGAAACAGAACCAATCGCTAAGCAGGAAACTGCACAAAACGAAGGAGGTGTAATCGTGGCAGAAGAGAACAAGACTACTGAGACTGAGGTAGCGCCGGGTTCCACGTCAACTGAGGTAAACGAGGTTGATGAGCAGGGCAAGGCGGAGACTGAAGTCAATTCAAGCACAGAGGCAGTTGCAGAGGCTTCCGAGGAAAAGCCTGCTGACAACTCTGAGGTTGCAGAAGATGAACCAGATTTCACAAAGATGTTTGGTGACCTACAGTCTGCAATTGAGACCGGCCTTGAGAAGAGTGCAAAGGCGACCGACGAGGCAATCGAGAAGGCGACTACAGCATTTGAGAACAAGGTATCTGAGCTTGTAAAGAAGCACGAAGAGCTTGTAAATAAGTTTGAGTCTCTAAAGACCGACATTGGTGGCGTTGAAAAGCGTCTAGATGGTGTTGAGTCTGAGACTGCTATGAAGAAGTCCGGCGACCTAGGCGGGTCAACGGAAGATACCCTACAAAAGAGTAAGGGTTCTAAGTGGGGCGGGCGCTTCCTCGGCCTTTCCGACCTACACGAGTAAAATATTCCTAGGAAATATGGAGGTGACACAAACAAATGAGTAATGAATTGCTAGAGAAGGTTATCCGTACCACCGAAGTTGGAGCTGGTGGTGGTGGTCTTCTAAACGCAGAGCAGGCTGACCGTTTCATTGATTACATGTGGGATGCTACTGTACTTGGTTCACAGGTACGTACAATCCGTATGCGAGCAACTGAGATGGACATCGACAAGGTTGGTGTTGGAGAGCGTCTAATGCGTGTTGCTACTGAGGCTGTTGACGATGGTGTCAACGCTGGAGCAGTATTCACGAAGATTTCTCTGACCACAAAGAAGTTGCGTCTCGACTGGGAGCTTTCAACTGAGTCTCTTGAGGACAACCTTGAGGGCGAGGCTCTTGAGGACCACATTGCGCGCCTTATGGCTACGCAGGCTGGTAACGACATTGAGGATGTTGCTATTAATGGTAACACCGCTTTGACTTCTGACCCGCTAATGAAGGCATTCGACGGTTGGCGTAAGCTAGCCCTTGCTGGTGGTCACGTTGTTGACCACGGTGGACAGCCACTTAACCGTGCTGCTGCCAACAAGGCGCTAAAGGCTATGCCACGTAAGTACATGCAGCGCCGTAACGGTCTTAAGTTCTTCACGGGTTCTAACCTAATTCAGGATTACCTATACGGTCTTACACAGACTGCTTCTGGCCTAATCAGCCTTGAGCAGGTTGCACAGAACGTAACCCAGAACGGTGTTCGCACAGAGGGTGCGGCTGGATTTACCAGCCAGGCTATCTTCGGCGTTCCTGTACAGGAGGTTCCACTGTTCCTTGAGACTCTTGACGGAGACTATTCAGGACAGACAGGTGACCACGGTGACCTATGGTTGACATTCCCTAAGAACATGCTTTGGGGAGTAAAGCGAGAGATTCAGGTCTACCGCGAGTTCAAGCCAAAGAAGGACACCATCGAGTACACAATGTACTGCCGTGTTGGTACACAGATTGAGAATGCAGACGCTTTCGTCGTTGTAAAGAACGTCAAGGTTTCCGCGTAATAGATT